ACCGGGACAGGTTTCGGACGGCCTCCGTCCGGGTCTCGCTCTCCTCGTGACTTCGGCGTGTCCTCCCGGAGCGAAAGTCGCAGAGCCTCTCAGTCAGGTAGTCGTGCCGCCCGAGGCGTTCAATGTGTTCTCACTCATGGGGCAGGAGTTTTACTCCTCCGCTCTGACCTCGGACCTTCGTTCGGGAATCACTCCGTCGAGAGAGCAGAAGGCAACGGCGATCGTCGAACAGAGTCAGACTCTGACTTCGGTCTTCTCCGGAATGGCGAAGAATTATGAGGGAAGGCAGTCGGTGAAGGAGCTCGAACTTGCGTGGATGACGACAGCGCAGAACTGGGACCTCATTGATCCGGAAATCTTCATCTCCCTCTTCGGATATGAGCGCGGGCGTGAGCTTGCGGACCTCCCTCCCGAGGAAGTCTTTGCATCGACGGTGAATGGAGTACGCTTCCGCGTCTTCGGAGTCACACAGACTCTCGGCAAGGCGCAGGACTTTCAGAAGCTCACGACACTCCTTCAGACGATCGCAGGAGCACCCGTTTTGATGGAAGAGTACATGAAGAAGTATGACATCGGGCGAACTCTCGGCGAGATCATGACCGCACTTGATATTGATAAGTACAAGCTTGAGATCCCGGAGGCCGTGCAACGGACGATGCAGCCGCCCGCTGAAGGCGGACCGGAAGGCGAACCACCTCCGCAGCCGGACGGAATGAGTCAGGTCCCGGACGCTGGCGGGATCTCGGATATGTCGGGCGCAGGACAGGGCGGTGGAATGCCGCAGACTTCCTTCCCCGGATCCCCCGCACTCGCGGGCGGTGATCAGGTCCTGGGGAGTGCAACGTGACGGAGCATGAACGGATCGAAGCAATCTCGGAGGCGCGGATCTTTGCGATCGCAGCGCCCCTGATTCGGCCCCTGATTGAGAGAAGGAAGAAGGACGCACTCGCACGGCTGATGCAGGCGCACCGAGCGGGCCGCTCCGACACTGCGACTCTCGTCGCGGAGGTCACGGTCCTCTCGGAGATCGAACACGAAATAAACCAAAAAGAATTAACTTACCGCACTCTGGAGGAGCAGCATGGCACACGCAAATAATCCACAATCTGATACGCTAAAGGAACTCGCGCAGGCGAAGGAAGAGGCCAGGCAGGCCGCACGCAGTGGAGGGAATCACAGTGACGAGGCAGAAGAACTCCCCGCAGGGTCATCCCCGCTCGAGGCGAGCGCGGAGACTACAGAAGATGAAGAAGAGACTCCCGAGGAAGCATCCGAAGAGGCTGAAGGAGAGTCAGGCGGAGGAGCTCCCGCAGGAGACGACGATGAAGGTCCCGTGCGAATCGCCGGACGTGAATTCAAGTCCACAAAAGAAGCCATCGCTTACGCAGAGGAGATCGAGCACAACCGACTCCTTACTGAAGCTCACGCCGCAGGAATTCGTGAAGCTCTTGAGGCAACACGTGGACCCGCTCAACCGGACCCGGAACCTGAAGACGATTTTGAACAACGCTTCTACTCCGACCCGAAGAAAACCTTCAAAGAAGTAGAGGAGCGTGCGGTTCAGAAGGCTCTCGGAATGCTCCAGGCGGACCAGAAGAGAGAGAAAATTTGGGCGGAGTTCCTCGAAGAGAATCCGGACATCCGCAGGAAGGATGCGGAGCGAATACTTCAGGAGAATTGGGACACGATCGGGAAGATGACTGACTTCGTTCGTGCGCAGAAGACTCTCGCACTGAAAGTTCGTGCGGAGTATGAGGAGATTCGCGGCCTCGGGAAGCCCCGAACGGAGCTTCAGGCGAAAAAACAGACCCAAAGTCCGGGCGGTGGACGCCCTTCCAGTGTAACACAGACAAAAAAAGAAGAACGTCCATTGTCAATGGTCGAGCAGATGCGCAAGCTGAAGGGGTAGGTGCAAACTTTTAGGGACCCTCGCGCAGTACGCGCAGGGTCCGACGCACCAAATGGTCCCACCAAGGAAGGAAACACATGGCAACTCAGAGTTGGGTAGCAGACGGCCCCAGTGGCGTATATAAGAATCACGATTTGAGCTCGAAACTCCGCATGGCTTCGATCAAAGAAGCGAAATTCATGCAGTTCGTGAAGCCCGAAGACGGTTACGGTAAGAAGAAGGGCGAGTCAGTCACTATCACTCGCGTTTCGAACGTAGACGTGCCCTCGGACGACGCACTCGACGAGTTGAGCCGCGTTCCGGAGGACACTTTGTCCCTCAGCACGCAAGCTATCTCCGTCGCAGAGAGAGGTCGCTCGATTCCTTACACGAAACTGAGCACTGACCTTGCGCATTTCGACCTTCAGGGCGCAATTCAGAAGAAATTGAAAGACCAATTGAAACTCCGCATGGACATCGCGTCTTCTGCGAAGTTTAAGGCCGGAAAGATCCTCGCAATCCCGACTGGAGTCGCTGAGACTACTTTCGAGACCGACGGCGCAGCTTCCAACACTGCAGGTTCGAACTTGAACATGTACCACGTGGAAAGCGTTCGCGATTACATGTTCTCGACTCTGAACATCGCTCCGTACATGGAAGACGATTACGTATGTATCCTGATCACTCAAGCAAAGCGCGGCCTCATGCGCGATCCTGCATGGGTTGACTGGAAGAAGTACACTGATCCGTCTGCGAAATTCAACGGAGAGATCGGTCGCATCGAGAACATCCGTTTTGTCGAAACGAACCACACTTCTGCACTCGCAGACGGTCTCGGTACGAACGACGTCATGGGCGAAGCAGTATTCTTCGGCGAAGACCCCGTTGTAATGGCAGTTGCAGAAGACCCGCACTTGATCGCGGAAGAAAACGTAGGAAACGACTTCGGTCGTGCGAAATCCGTCGCTTGGTACGGTATCTACGGCTTCGGACAGATCTGGTCTGACTCTGCAAACGCTGGCGAAGCTCGCGTCGTGTACATGACGAGCCAAACTTAATTGATTGAAAAGGAGATTTAAAAAATGAGTTACCCTTACGCAGCAAACCGACTGGCCTTCTTCGAACCGATCATGGCCGTCGTCGGTACAACTACTGCTCCCATGAACGCACTGGATATCGGCGCAGCGAATGCCACTCATGGCGAATTCGTTTGTGTTCAACCCTGTGTGATGCGTGAAGCAAAGTTCACCGTGACCCTTGAGAACGTAGTCGGAACGACCACTGCTCCTTATGTGGTCTTGACGAAATTCGCAGGTCCCGGAGCTTCTGGTGCTTCTTCTGTCATCGGCACGATCACTGTTCCGAATGGCGCTACCATCGGTAAGTCTTATTACAAGTCGAACCTCGGTACCGCTTTCGCAGTGGGCGATGTCGTGCAGATCAAATGGGTTATCGGCACTGGCGGAACAGTCACAGGACAGGGCAACATCGACTGGAAATGCGAAATCGATCCTGAAGTCGCTGGTAACAATGCCGACATGGTCGCTTCGAGCACCTAATCCGAGGAGGATTAAATGGCAGACATTGCAGCAGCAGATGTGACTTACACACTTTCGCAGCAACGCCGATCGAGTGATGCGTACGTGAATAACAAGGTGAAACTCCAATTCGGAAACGGCGCATTGACCGTCGGTTCCGGTGGAATTCCCCTGACTCCCGCAAAGATGGGCTGTCCGACTACGGTCGGGTCCATCGTAGTCGTAGATCAGGGAACTTCTGGTTATAAGTTTCAGTACGATTCTTCGACCGGGAAATTAGTCGTCCTCTTCTGCGATTACGACGCAGTTGCAGACGGTCCGATGACCGCCTACACAGGTGCCATCGCCGCTCAGACGATCTACGTCACGATCTCGGGCTACTAATCCTCGGATTCCATATTCATTGACAGTATTTCTCCCGGACGAAAGACTGGGGGAAACCCGAATCAGGAGAAGTTGAATGCGAAGAGCAGTTGAGCAAATCGAAGAGGACGAAACGCCAAAGGGATTTGACCTTAAGGTTACACATCGTCATCCGCGCACTGGGCTCATCACACACACGACTCCTTATATTTTACGCGTGATCGGCGAATCCGGCGGGGCGAAAGCTCGCGTCTGGGAACGTCCCGCAGGTTCTGGAAACCTCTGGGATAAGCACAATCAGCCGATCGGTCGTTGGGATAAGACGAAGCCCGAGGGCGAGCGTTTCGTAAAGGACGCTGAGCACATTGCGTGGGCTGCTCCGGAAACTTCGGATCAGAAACTCGCACGTTCAGTCGTCGAGAAGGATGTTCGCATTCAGGAGCTCGAACGCGAACTCGCTTCGATCCGCATTGAGTCCGAGAAGAAGACTGCTTCTGCAGCCGCACAGAAAAAAGACAAGGGAGCCTAAGACTCCCCTTTAGGAGGAGAATTTGGCCCAGTTTCGAACTACCGCTGACATTATGGATCTCGCCCTTTCGAATGCGGGCGAGGTGACGAACGGGAACTCCCCTTATGAAGCGGAATTACTAAACAAATTAAATAGAGTTCATTTCTCTCTCGTCGCAGGCGGAACTGTCGCACTCGGGAAAGATGCGACCGTTGAGATTAATGAAACGTGGCCCTGGGCGAAAGCGAAACGCCCCCTCATCCTTGAGCTCCAGCCGAAGATCGACTCCGGTTCGGTCACACTCACTCTCGGCGCCGAGTCCGGATCCTTCTCTCTCGCACCTTCCGTCTCGGTCGAAGGCTGGTACCTTCAGGTCACGGGGTCTGAGGGAATGTACCGGATCGCTTCGCACTCGGCTGCTGCGACTGCATTCGAACTCGACGCCGCATGGCCCCTCGCCTCGGCAGCGGGGAGTACATTCACCCTGTTCAAGCTCGACTATCAGCTCGTCCCGGACTTCATCGTCGTGGACTCTTCGAATAATAAAATTCAGTTCCAAAAGGCCCTCAGCACTCCGCTGACGGGCACCCTGACTTCGGGCACCTATACACCGGCACAGCTCATCGCGCACGTCGCCTCGGTCATCACTGCGGCAGCGGGAGGCCCGACGATCACGGGATCGTACTCTTCGGTCACGCGGAAGTTCTCTCTCGTCTCGGACCTCGCCGGAGCGACCCTCTTTCAAGTGATCGGGGACGGAGATCTCTCTCAGTTCTCGGTGCATAAGACTCTCGGATTCGATGACGTGACGACGACTTCGGCTGCGACTCAGGTGAGCACTTACGTCCTTGGCGGAATCTCTCGTCTCGTCGAACCCTTCCGTGCGCAGCGCGGAGGAGGTCAACTCATTCGTGGGATCGACTCCGAGTCTTTCGCAAGGAACTGGTTCCCCGGACTCCCCGAAGAGGGAATTCCGACTCGCTTTGCGATCGTGCGAGAGGACGAGGACGGAACCGTGACGGTCCGGATGAATAAATATCCGAGCGATAAGGCGCGAGTCGAAGTGGAGTACGTTCCCATTCCGCGAGACCTTAAGGACAATTCGGCCTCCCTTCCGATCATTCCGCGGAAACACATCGACATCCTCGAGGATGCGGCGACCATTTATATTATGCTTTTGAAGTCGGATGACCGTGCGCAGGTGTATGGAGATCTCGTAAAGGGGAAACTCCTTGCGATGATCTCTCAGCACCGGGGTGCACAGGGCAGGACGGGAGAGAACTTCATGACTCTCGTCCCTCGCCTCGATCTGACGGACATCGGTCGCAGACGTAAACTCTTTCCGGAGGATCCTTACTCTTAATATGGCATACGTAGGTAAGACATATCCTATTCCGCTTGGTCAGATGGGTCTCATGACGGATTTCCCCCCGGGGGAAGTTCCACGTGGAGCCCTGATCAAGGCATATAATGTGAGTTTCGAGACCGGCTCCGTGACGAAGGCGCCCGGATCTCTTCGGTACAATACGCAGGTCCTTCCCGCAGGGATTGTCGCACTCCACGATTGGTGGCCGGACATTGCGACGCAGAGGCTAATTGCGCTCTGCTCGAACGGTTCGATTTACCGGGACATCGGGGATCGCCTCTTCTCCGGAGCCGTGGCGATCACGGACGGTCTCATGAGTTGCACTCCACGTTCGATGTTTGTTGCGGGCGGAGCCGAGACTGCGGGGCGAGCGAAGAAGCTCTTCCTCTATACGGGAACGAATCAAATGAAGGTGCTCGAAGGGGACGGAACGGAGTTCGAGACGATCTCTGCTCCCGCTGCGGACTGAACGACACCGAACTTTCCGAAGTTCGGACTGATTCACCGGAACAGGCACTTCGCCTTCATGGGACAGCGTTCTTACGGATCGTCGACAGGAGATCACGAGGACTTTCAGTCGGGGACGATCCTGACCTCTGCGGTTTACCCGGGGGAGGGCGGAGATCTCGTCGGAGGATGGATCTTCAAAGGGCGTCTCTTCGTATTCAAGGAGGGTGGATTCGTCTACTATCTCGACGATTCAGACCCGGACTCGGACAACTGGGTATGGCAGAAACTCGCGAGTAACTTCGGGCTCTCCTCGCCCCATGCGGTGTTTGAGACTTCGAACGACATGATTGCACTGAATGAGTCGGGCGGATTGATCTCTTACTCGGCTGTAAACACATATGGTGGAGTCGACTCAGCGGACCTGTTTAAAATACTCCAAATCTCCGAGTACATTCGTGGAACGACCTCTCTTTCCGGGGTCTCCCTGACGCATGCCCTTTACTACGAAGATAAGAAGCAGGTTTTCATCACTGGA